AATACTTTGTCCCCACTAAAATTAGATGTATTTTTTAACAGTGTTCCAACTGGCTCAACTATCCCAAATCAATACATTACATTCTTAGAAATCAATGCAAAGCCAGCTTTAGAGGCGTCTGACCAAGAATATGAGACTGAGCGACTTATCCAAGTCAACGTTTGGTCAAAACCCAATTACTATCAACTTGTGGAGGACATCAAGCGATTGATGGAGTCGGCTGGCTATGAACGAACATTTGAATATGATGCACCAAAACAAGAAGGCGATTCCCACTTTAACAAAGTGTTGCGATTCGTTTTTTTTGATGAATATTAGTAAGGGATGCGATACAAAATGACTTTTTCAGAATGGGTGTTAAAGGAATATGGTGTAAAAGTCACTAAGACACAGATGATACTACCTACGCACTTTATTAAGTACAAAGAGTATTGCAAAGGAAAAGGGATAAAAGAAGAATGGCATAAATAAGAAAAAGAAATTCGAAAAAATTAGGAGGTCATGAAAATGGCAGCTACAACGGTAAATGAAAAACCACAAAAAATTAGTTTGAAACGGATCCATTATGCATTAATGACAGATGAACAAACAGAAACATGGGGCGATGTTAAAACATTAACAATGCCAATCTCTTTAACACTTACACCTAACTTTTCTGAAGCATCATTAGATGCTGGGGACCGTGTGGTGGACCAAGAGGCACAAATGGATTCTATTACAATCGCAGGTGAAACAGCCGATTTACCAACAGAGGTTTTAGCTGATTGGTATGGTCACAAGAAATCAGCAGAAGGTGGTATTATCACCAACTCGAATGATTCACCAAATGCTATTGCAATTGGCTTTGAATCAGGATCTAAACTTGTGTGGTTTTTCAAAGCAAAATTAAAGCCAGGAGAGGAATCCAACGCTACTCGTAAAAAAGGTGAAACAAACTACAAAGTATATCCGTTCGCTGGTGAAGCTTTACCTTTAATTGATGGTATCATCAAACATGCTGTAGATACGCGTGATTCGGGTGTAACAGCTACTCCTGAAACGTTCTTCTCTACTGTAACAAAACCTACCGAACCAACAGTACCAACACCTTAAACAGAAGTCCTTTTATAGGGCTTCTTTTCTTTTAACTAAATTAAAGTGACTAACGAAAAGGATGGATGAAATATGCAAATCAAATTACGAATTGATGGACAAGAAAAAACATTTACAAATGATTTTGTGAAGGCGCGTGTTTTCCGAAATGCTCTGAAAATGAATGAAAAAATGCGTGAAGAGGGCGCGCAAGTTTCAACGGAAACTTTTGACGAAATGATTGGGTTTGTCGTAAATGTTTTTGATAATCAATTCACAGTGGATGACGTATGGGACGGTTTAGAGGCAGGGGTATTACAAGGCGAAATTATGCGTGTATTTAACAGTGTACTTAATATCGGTGGTCTAGAGACGGCTTCTACAACAACTGAGGGAAAGTAAGTGGCCTAACAGCCTACCAAAATATTAAAAAATTCTATCGTGATTTATTAAAAGCAGGATACAAACTTCATGAGATTGACGAGATGGATATTCATTTCTGGTTCGAATTATCCAGTGAAGATGATGAAGAAATAGAAGAAGTCACAGCCGACGACATTGATTGGCTGTGATTTTTATTTTTGCCAAAAAGGCGGTGAGAATATATGGCAAGCATAGGAAGTTTAGAAGTCAGTCTTAGTTTAAATGCATCCAACTTTAACGGTACTGTAGCACAGGTAAACCGAAACATGAGGGCTATGGGTAGTGAATTACAGGCTATTAGAGCAAGGGGCTCACAGTATGAAAATTCATTAACGGGTCTTTCTCAGAAACAGAATGTACTATCAAGGTCATTTGATGCTGCATCGGTCAAGCTACAAGAACAGCGCCGAAGATATGATGAGTTAGTAGCTAGTGGTACCGCATCGTCAGCTCAAATTGAACGCCAAGCTAATGCGGTTAACCAGGCACTAACCCAATACAATCGTTTAGATCGTGAATTAAGTGAAGTTACAGAACAATTACGTATACAGTCATCACAATGGACACAAGTTGGCCAACGTATGCAAGATGTGGGTAGTAAATTATCTGCTGTAGGCGATGGGATGATGAATGTTGGTAAGAAACTATCCATGTATGTCACAGCACCTATTGCAGCTATGGGTGCTGGAGCATTTAAAGCAGCAGTGGACTTCGAATCAGCATTTGCAGGGGTCAGAAAGACAGTAGACGCTACAGAGTCTGAATTCCAATATTTCTCTGATGAAATAAGAAACATGTCCAAAGAAATCCCTGCTGCTGCTACCGAAATTGCTAAGGTAGCTGAGGCGGCTGGACAACTTGGAATCAAAAAAGAGGCAATAGTAGGTTTTACAAGAACCATGACTGACATGGGGGTAGCTACTAACATGTCAGCGGATGAAGCAGCGACAGCACTTGCGCGGTTTGCCAATATCACGAAGATGTCGCAACAGGACTTTGACAAATTAGGCTCTACTGTCGTTGATCTTGGTAACAACTTTGCTACAACTGAATCAGAGATCATTGACATGGCCTTGCGTCTTGCTGGTGCAGGGGCTCAAATAGGGATGTCTGAAGCTGACATTCTAGGTCTTGCTACGGCTTTATCATCGGTTGGTATTCAAGCAGAGATGGGTGGTTCGGCTTTATCACGTGTAATGGTACGTATGCAGGTAGCAGCCTCAACAGGTCTTGGGCAGATGGATGAATTGTCTAAAAAGACAGGTATGTCTTTACGAGATTTACAAATGCTTGCAGCCAATAACAGCATGGACTTTACTAGCTTGGCTGACTCGTTAGGCATGACCAACAAGGAAATGAAGAACATTGTTAATGCAGGCGTTGACTTAGAGAACTTCGCAAAAGTTGCTGGAATGACGAGCCAGCAATTTAAAGAGATGTTTGAAAAAGATGCAGTTAGTGCAATTGGTTCATTCGTAAATGGTCTAGGTACTGCTGAAGAAGCTGGGGAATCGGCTATCAATATGCTTCAAGAAATGGGCATCACCGAGATTCTTCTACGTGACTCATTACTACGCGCTGGGAATGCTAACGAACTATTTGCAAGCTCAATCGATATTGCCAATAAAGCATGGGGTGAAAATGTAGCTTTAGCGAACGAAGCTGAACAACGATACAAAACAACGGAATCTCAACTAATTATCCTGAAAAATAAACTAGTCGACTTAGGGATTACCCTTGGTAATATATTAATTCCGTTTGTCTTAAAAATGGTTGAGTTGGTTGAACCGTGGATAGAGAAGTTCGCAAATCTATCTGAAAAAACTCAAAAGACCATTCTTGTACTAGGTGGATTAGCCGCAGCCATTGGTCCTGTACTAATTGTTGGTGGTGCGCTGGTTTCAAGTGTTGGAACAATTATAAGTGCAGTCGGCGGACTATCCATGGCTATCGGTGTAGCAGGCGGAGCCACAACGGTATTTGGTGCATCATTAGCTTTAGTAACTGGTCCTGTTGGATTAGCCATTGGTGGAATTGCAGCATTGACTGCAGGGGGCATTGCTCTCTATAAAAACTGGGACACACTCGTTGAAAAAAATCCACAGCTGCTAGCGGTGTTTGCGGCTATTTCTCCTCCGGTGGTACTAGCTGTAGGCGCAATTAAAACTATGCAAGAGGCGATGAAGCCAGCAATAAAGAAAGTTGATTTATTTGGAAAGGGTGTCTCAAAAGCTACAAAGCAAGCTCTTGAAGGATTTTTCGATCTAAGTGAGGGTACTACGAAATCAGTAACAAACATGTATGTGTCCTCTACAGAAGTGACTTCTGAAATGGCTAAAGATCTTACTTCGAAATTTGATGAGATGAACAAGCAGATTGTGGAAGGCATGGCAAAACGAAATGCTGAACAATTATCAAATTTACAAGATTTCTTCATGAATTCTTCTGCTCTTTCTTCACAAGAAGAACAAAAAATTATAGATGATACAAACAAGCGTAATGAGTGGCAATTAAAAGAACAGAATGCTATGAATGAACGTGTTAATGCCATTATTCAACAAGCAGCAGATGAAAAACGAAAACTAACAGAACATGAACATGAGATCATCAATAACTACAATCAAATGATGAAAGAAAATGCAGTTAGAACGTTTTCAGAAAGCGAACTTGAACAAAAGGTTATCTTGGAGCGAATGAAACAAAATGCTTCTATTATTTCTGCTGAACAAGCTGCCGAGGTTGTGAAAAATGCAGTAAAGCAAAAAGAAGAAGTCATTAAAGAGGCTGAAGAAACTTATAAACAAAGAATGGCTCAAATTCTCCAAATGCGTGATGAAACAGGTCAAATTAATGCTGAACAAGCTGATCGCATGATTGCAGAAGCTACAAAAGCTAAAGATCAAACAATTTTCTTAGCAGAAGAACAGCATCAAAAGATTGTAGAAACTGCCCAAAAACAAGCAGAGGAACATGTTGAAAAAGTAAACTGGGAAACTGGCGAAATACTTTCTAAATGGGAAATGTTTAAGACTAGACACTCTGAAATATTCAACACTATCGAAGAGTATTACAACAATGTTATGGATGCTTTAAAAGAGACTACATCAACTGCATATGAATTTATTAAATCTGTTGTAGATGAAAAATTAAGTGGCGTTGTCGAATTTGTAAAAGAACAACTTGATACTTTGAAAGAATTTTGGAATGAAAACGGAGAAGCTATTCTAGCTATTGTAAAGCTATACTTTGATAACGTACTTTCTACCATTGAATTAGTTATGGGCTTAATAAAAGGTGTTTTCGAGATTGTTTGGCCAATAATTGCAGCGGTTGTTAAATTTGTTTGGGAAACAATAAAACTAACGATTGGGAATGCCCTTGATTTAATTCTAGGTATCATCCAAACGGTCTTAAAAATAATCCAAGGTGACTGGGAAGGTGCATGGAAATCAATTAAAGTAACAGCAGAAAACATATGGAGTAATATTGAAAGTTTCTTTAGTGGTGTGAGTTTAGTTCAAATAGGTAAAGACATTATAAATGGACTAATCAAAGGTATCGACAGCATGGCTGAGACTGTACGAAAAAAAGTTGAGGGTATTGCTGGTAGTATTACTTCAACTGCTAAGGATGTCTTAGGCATCAAATCACCATCAAGAGTATTCAAACAAATTGGTTTATGGACAGGTGAAGGTTTAGTCATCGGGTTAAATGAATCAAGCCCTAAAGTCAATCAGGCTATGTCTAATATAGGAGATGGTATTCTTGCAGTTTCTAAAAATTATCAAAAAGAATACACAAATTTGATCGATGAATTTAATCGAAAAAATGAAGATAAAAATGATAAGACTTTAGAAAAAATCTACAAGATCAGAAATAACGCTGCCAAAAAGAAACGTGCTTTAACTCAAAAAGAACTGCAAGATATTGCTTTATTAGAAGCTTCATATAAAGACAACAAGCTTAAAGCTGACCAAGATTTCAATAAAAAGTACAAAGCACTTGTTGAAAAGTCTGAGAAAGAATATCTAGAAGTCATCAAAAGCTATATTGCTGATAAAAAATCCTTAGATGAAATGTCCTTAATCGAAGAAGCAGCTATTTGGGAACAATCAATAGAGTTATTTGCAGAAGGTTCAAAAGAACGTATTTCAGCTCAAAAGGAATATCAAAAATCTGTAGAAGCGATTAATAAAGAACTGGTCGCAATTAATAAAGACTATCAGGGACAAATGCAAAAAATCAATGATGACTTGATTAAGCAGGAAAACGACCTGACTAAAGCATATCAAGATGAATTCAATAAACGTCAATCTTCCTTGATGTCATTTGCTGGACTGTTTGATGAGTTCAAAGTTGAAATTAAAAATAGTGGTACAGAGTTACTTAGTAATTTACAGTCACAAGTTGACGGTTTTAAACAGTGGCAAGATGAGTTTGCAAAGCTCGCATCACGAAACATAGATGCTGATCTGTTGGCAGAATTAAGTGACTTAGGGGTTAAGGCTCTTCCAGAACTAATGGCCCTTAATCAACTGACAGATGAACAGTTAACGCAATATAGTGCGCTGTATCAAGAAAAAGCAGCATTAGCTAGAGAACAAACCGAAACTGAATTAGCAGGTATGAAAGAAGATACTGACAAGCAGATTCTTGCTTTAAGAGAAGCAGCTATAAAACAGCTAAATACTTTAAAAACCGAATGGAGTTACAAAATCAAGGAGCTAACAAGCACTACAGCAACCGAACTATCATCACTACAACAAATTGGGGTGGATGCCGGACAAGGGCTTCTAAACGGTTTAGCAAGTATGGAAGGGCCATTGATTTCTAAAGCCCAGCAAATAGCTAACTCTATTTCAAGCACTATTCAACAAGCGTTAGACATCCACAGTCCTTCACGTGTGATGCGAGGCTTTGGTGTAAACATTGGCCAAGGATTAGTGTTAGGGATGGATGACATGGTGAACAAAGTTGCAGATGCTTCAAGACGATTGGCTTCGTCTGTGGAGGACAATGCACCACTTTCTAGTGGCAATGGGGGCAATGTTGATAATTCTAAACACTTTAAGCCATCCGTGGTCATCCACACTAACGATAGTGGAGCTCGCGAAATGGAGCGTACATTACGTCGTATGCAGTTTGCATTTTAGGAGGTGACGACTTGTTAATTAAAGATATGACGATTACTAATAATCGTGGCGACTCGATAGTTTCTGGTCGTCACTTTTTTATTCGTGATGATTTTGCAATTAGTGGATTAGGTGCCAATGTGAATATGTCAGAGACTACTTCTGATGGAGCTCATTATCAATCTACAACACTTTCTACACGTGATGTAGATGTACCATTTTATATAAAAAAAACGAATGTAGAGCATTGGTGGATTGAGGAAAAGAGACAAGATATTTATCGCGTTTGTAATCCGAAATTTAATCCGATGCGTATTGATTTTTCAACGAATTCAGGAGATCAGTTTTATGTAAATGCCAATTTAAGTGCGGCGCCATTATTCAATCAAGGTAGGGCAAATGACAACAGTAGATGGGTTACAGGATTACTCCAATTCATATCAAGCGATCCGTTTATTTATGAGGCAACATCACGAAAAGTAGATATAGCCCTTTGGGAATCAAACTTAGAATTCCCTTTAGAAGTTGTAGAAGAAGGTATTGAAATCGGGTATCGTAATCCTTCTCTAATTGTAAACGTGGTAAATGAAGGTAGTGAATCATCTGGCATGTCTATAAGATTTTTGGCACTGTCACAGGTGGTAAATCCCAAGCTACTTAATGTAAATACGTATGAATCTTTTAACCTGAAATATACAATGCTTGCTGGCGATGTAATAGAAGTTTCAAC